GTGGTGTACAACCTCACCTTGTCGCATCAGTTCAAGGGTCGGAATCGTGTCGTTGCCCGTCTTCAACGGGACGCGTACGCTTCCGATCCCCTGGTGCCCTCCCAGAACATTCTGGCTTCGGGCACGGCTACTCTGACGGTGGACTTCCCGCGTGTCGGGTTCACTGCTGCAGACGCGTCCGCGCTTGCAAAGGCGCTGATCGGCTGGGCAACGGATCCGAACGTGGCGAAGCTCACGGGTGGCGAAACCTGACACTGGTGGTCCTCGGACACCGAGGACTGGTACCTCTTTAGAAAGGGGAGCAGTGAAAAGCCTTGTCAGGCTTCTCGAGCCCCTCCTGCAGGATTGTGGGAGGATGTGCGGTGTCCCCACCTCTCTAGACCGTAAAACGGCGAGAGAGAGGAGTAAACACGAGGGTGATAGTTTCTTGACTATCACCCTACCACGGTTCTGCGCAGACTTCGAAAGAAGTCTGTCACAAGGCCGGGTGACCCCGGATCTCTTCCGTTCATTCTCAAAACGGAAGGGATCAGAAATTCCCGCATTTCTGCAGGGATTTCTGTGTCGCGTGTTTACAAGACAAGGAGATTTGCTCGACTCGCCTTCGATTGATTGCATTCGTGCGATTAGGCAGATTTGCCTATTCTGCAAGAAGGTGCAACGGCCGTGCTCTCAAGCTCGGACCGATGCCGCAACCGAAGCGTTCGTGCAGTGCGACGGTGACGTCGTGACGGAGCTCCAGGGACGTGTTTGGGAGAAGTTCAAGGCAATCAGTAATTTACTGGTGTCTGAGCTGTTCCCAGACGATAGCTGGAAGGATGATTTCCTTCCACGCCATGGCCCTGGTGCTACGCGGGAGCGCATTTCTGGTAACCAGAAATGGGTTTTCCGACGTTGGCATCTGAGGATGGAACTTGCCGGTATTAAATACTGGCGATACGCTAAGGCCACTTCGTGGCCCGCGTATATTAGTTCGTCCCCTCTTCCTGCGTTCATCGCACCCCGGGACGAAGAACCCGTGAGGGTTGTCTTTGTCCCTAAGACATTAGCGTCTCCACGTGTCATCGCTGTTGAGCCTGTGTGCATGCAATATGCACAACAGGGCCTCATGCGAGTCCTGGTCAAGCGACTTGAGAGGTCGCGTTTGACAGCTGGTTCTGTGAATTTCACGAACCAGTCTATCAACCAGGATTTTGCTTTGGAAGGTTCCTCTGGTGGCGGTTACGCCACCTTGGACCTCTCTGAAGCCAGTGACCGTGTGGGCCTCCTCCACGTCAGGACGATGCTTCAAGCCTGTCCAGGTTTCCTGGAATGGGCTGAGGCGTGTCGTTCGACGCGGGCTCAGCTTCCGAATGGTGAAGTGATTCACCTTTCGAAGTGGGCGTCAATGGGGTCGGCACTCTGCTTTCCGATAGAGTCTATGGTGTTCTTTGTGAGCATCATGGCATCTATCATGAGCAGAATGGATCTCCCTGTCACGTCACGCATGCTTTCCTCGCTTAGAGGATGCGTGAAAGTCTTCGGTGACGATTTGATCGTCCCCGAATTCTTGGCACCGGGCATCGTGGATGACCTTGAAGCTTTAGGCTTTAAGGTCAACAGACGCAAGTCCTTCTGGACTGGTAAGTTCAGAGAGTCTTGCGGACTGGACGCGTACGACGGCGAGGATGTGACCCCGTGTTACATTCGTCGTGATGCGCCCAACGATGCAACAGACGTTGCCGGGCTGTTGTCCTGGGTGTCTACATGTAATCAGCTACAGAACGCTGGTTACGCGAAGACAGCCTCGGCTCTACAGGCAACTGTAGAGCGCCTCGTCGGTAAATTGCCGGAGGTGCAACCAAATAGCTCAGCTATCGGGTGGACGTTCCCCAGCGAGTTCGTTGCTCGAACGCGTTGGAACTCGG